TACGTTCGTAAAATCGTCAAAAGTTCCAGAAATTTGTGATACCAAAGTTCTTATCCCTGCAATACAAATACATAATCTTTTAATTATTCTAGGTAAAGGATAAACTCCGTAAATATATTCTAAGTCTATTAATTGTTTTCTTGTATCGCTAAAATAATTTACTTCTACGTCACTTGTGCCTAATACTAATTTTCCTGAATCATTGTATTGATAAACATATTCAGGTGTTACATTTACATCATCTATCGTTAAAGAGTTAAGATTGATTAATGGTTGGTATTGTACAAAGAAGTTTTTTGTTCCGTGAACTTACTGTTATTTTAGTTTTATTGTTTGCACTTATTTCTCTGTATTCTCCTGCGTTAGTTCCAGCATGAATCCAAAGAACATAACCTATATACTGATTATCTGTCATATCAAGTGTAGTAAGACTTAAAGTAGTTGTAGAATAGTCTCCATCTGCTGTTCCACTCTCTTCTATTGAACCGAATTTAGTTTTATAAATATCTTCTATTTCTTCTTCGCTGTCTAAAATGAAAGCTTGAATGTTTGCATCAGTTACTGGCGCACCTGTTGCTGGAAAATCTATTGCTGCTTTTACTTCGGAAACGGTTGCGTATGTCATTACTTTTTACCTCGTTTCTTTTTAGATTTAAGAGGTTTTACTACCTCGCTTACTATTGTTTCTGCTACGTCCTTAATTGATTCAACTGCTTCGGTAGTTTCTTTGACTGCTTTTTTTACTGAATCACGAATCTTCTTAATAGCAATTCTTCCTTCTGAATCCTTTACAAACTCGTATCCTTCTGGAGTACTATCTTCAGTTACTTTATTTGACATACTTTGTGTTGTTATTACCATGTTTTCCTCCTATTTGATTTATTTTTTGGATCGAAATAATAAAATTGAACTGTTTTAATTAATGCGCCTACTAAACATACTATTCCTATTATATCTTGGACGCTTAAAATTTTTTCTATCATACTAACTCATCCCCGTTTTTATCCCTAGTGTCATTGATTAATCCTATTGGAGTTAAACTTGTCATAAACCAATTACCCTTTTCTTGATTGTCTTTCACAAAAGAACTAGCTTCAATTGAATCCAGGTCGTCTTCTATTGGTTTAATCATTTTAAAGAATTTTCTGAACCATTTTATATACTTTTGAGCCTTTGCATATAATGCATGGGAAGTATTCTTTTGAAAGTCTTTTTTATCTTGATTGTATCGCATCATGCCTTTCAAATCAGCTAGAACTTCTTTATATGCACATTCATTAAATCCTAAATTATATAATTTTAATTCACGGACTCTTAACTTACCTTTACCATCACAGTATTCTCTACCGTTAAATGCCTCTTCGAACTTTCCGAGGTGTTCTGCCCATCCTTCCGCAAGTACTATTATATGACTCAAGTGGATACCTCCAGTGATTTCTTTTTGTTTCTTTCCATTTTTCTCCTTTGATTTTAATTCTCTCGAACCTAATAATAAAAATAAAAAATTGTTTATTAAACCAACGATTGATTTACTTACCCCAGATTACATAAACTCTCTTAGCGTCAGTATTACCCGAGCCGCCAAGTGTAATTGTCAAAACGCCGGCACTTACTGCTGTAGTTGGTGCTTCTGTCGTAACAATACTGTTTTCTGTATCATGTGATTGTCCTAATATTCCTAAAAATGTAGATATACCGTAATCTGCTAGTGTAATTGCTACAGTATCGGCTGTATCTGCTGTGTTTGGAGTCTCTACTACCAACATCTTTCGACCTTGATTTGGTACCGCATCTGTGATTGTACTTGTTGTTATTGCTGCCATATTTTTTCCTCCTGTTTGTATTTAGTTTAAGTTTATCTGAAGATAATTAATCCGCTTGCTGCTGTTGCTGTTGCGCTTGAAAGTGTGATTACATTAGTCGTAATACCACTAACTACATTAGCAACACCATCTGCATCAGTAGTTACATCTGCGAATAAAACTTCATTAGCATTTGTAACAGTCCAAGTATCGTTCTGGGCTCCGTATGCACCACTATCAATGAAACCTAGCTTTAAACCAGCGTTTGTTGCTCCACCGAGTTCTGCTATCCTTATTGCTACTACATTTGTGTTTGTTGTCATTTTTTGTGTCTCCTTTTAGTTATCTGAATATGATTAGTCCACTTGTTGCACCAGTTGCTGCTGATGTAAGTGTCAAAACATTATCTGAGATAGTGACTGCCTCTGCTGTGCCGGCTGAGTCGTCTTTTATGAATGCTGCCAAAACAACTTTAGCATTTTTTACAGTCCAAGTATCGTTCTGGGCTGCTTTTGCTCCGCTGTCTATAAATCCCATTTTAATTCCAGCATTTGTAGCTCCGCCTAACTCTGCTATTCGTCCTGCTGTTACGTTTGTATTTGTTGCCATTTGTATATATCCTCCTTTTGGGTGATTATAAAGTGCTTATCGCGCACAACTCGCCAACCATCACAACTGGTTGATACTGGGTTATTTTTAAGCTAATAACCAAACTTAGACTTTTACAAATTAAGCACTGATTTCAGTGATACTTGAACAAAAGGCTGTATTTTTGATAATCAAAGTTTCGTACACTTTTAACATAAACTTATCAGAATCGTTATTTTTACCGAAATCTTCATAAGTCATGTCTTGTAGAACTCTCATTTCAACTACACTCATATCAAGAAAGTAAATTGCTTTACTTCCAGACACATTTGTTAGATACTGACTTGGTATAACTGGTATCTGTCCAACCATTGTATTAAGAACGATTGTACTGAATCCCCAGAATACTTCCTTAGTAGGTTGCATGTAACCAATCTTAGCTGTCAATAAGCCTAGTAGATCTTGAAATACTCCACTAGAACAAACTGCTAAGTTAGGTCTTCCACCATCATCGAAAGCATATCTAACTGCTGTATCAATATCATCTAGAGTCATAGCAGAAGTGTTTTTATCAACTGTGTTTGTAGTACTCATTAGCTTTACAATTCCTGAGAACTGTGTAGCATCTGTACTTGCATCACCGTTAACAATCAAATTCTCTTCTAGTTCTCTAATCTCTCGAGCCTTTACTAGAATTTCTAACTGCTTTGCATTTGTACCAACTGAATCATTAAATGGTCCTGTTGCTCCACCTGCGGAAGTTAGTCCTCCTAAAATCCAACTTGGCATTCCTGCTTTTGCTGGACCTGTAACTCTACCGATTGCGTATAGATATTTAATAGCTGTACTTTTCCTATCGTAAGTAGTAGTAGTATCAGTCAAAACTGCATCTTCTATTGCTGTAACTCCTCCTCCTTTTGCTGTAAGTTGATTGTAATCTGCAAACATTCCTTGGTTAGTTACTCTTGGTACTAATTCTACCAAAGGCGTATACTTCCTAGTAACATCTACAATTCTTGGGTCTACATTTACTGGGATCATTCCGTAACCTGCTGTTCCTGAACCACCTGCTTGTGTGTCAAGAGCTTTTAAGGCAATATCCTTAAACTTGTTACCGATAGCTTCCAAAGTAGTCTCGCCTGCTACACCTTTTAATTGTACCCCCATAGGGTTACTATAACAGGTGTGATTTGGCATATCCAAAAAACTTACTGCGTAATTTCCATTTTCCATATTTTTTCCTCCATTGTGATTTAGTTTTGATTTTAAGTTTTCTCTTGATTTTTTGGTCTTGCTTGACCGTTTTTATGACTGTTCTGTCTGGCTAATTACTGAATTAAGTCCAAAGTTCCAGTGATAGATTTCTCTACAACCTTTTTTGGTGTTTCAGATAATGTGCTCTTAAAGACTGGGCTTTCCTTGATTGTCTTGATTTCGTTAGCCTGTTTTTCAACAAGTGCTTTCAATTCAGCGACAACTTTGTCAGTAGCAGATTTTGCTTCTACTTCTGGCTTAGCTTCTTCTTTAGATTCTTCTTCTGCCTTTTCTTCTACTGGAGCTTCTGCTTCTTTAGATTCTTCTTTTACTTCTTCTTTTACTTCAGCTTCAGGGGTCTCGACAGTTTCAGTCTCTACTTTTTCTGTTTCTTCCATATTTTTATCCTCCATAGATTTAGTTAGAAGTGTAATAAGTGATTTACTGACAAGTACTTTTTCTTCTTTAGTGTCTTTGATTGCTTTCAAGAAAATAGATTTCATTGTGTGTCCTGTCATTTTAGCGCCTTCGTTTACTGGTGTAGCAGTCAAAGCAACATTTAATAATTCTAAATCGTCTATTAACCTGACTGTTGTATCTCCTATTGATTTTTCTACTGTACGAAGTGGTTTAAATGCTATACTAAACGAATCAAGAAATCCGTCTTTGATACTTCCCCATAGTGCTTTGTATTTAGGAGAATGAGAATTAAGTTGTGCCTTTACCCACAAACCTCTATCATCTACTTTTGCTTCTACTATCTTTCCTACTGGGAGAATTGTATTGTCGTCTCTAAAGGCTTCGTGTTCGTAGTCTAGTGTGATTGTTTTTTCACTGATTTGTTTTAGCATTGATTTCATTGCTGCGGGGGTAATTAAATCGTTGTATAAATCAATCTCAGGTACTGAAATATAACCTGTTACATAAGACTGCTTATCTCCCTTAAGCCCTACGCTAGAATAAGTAATCTTATCAGTAAAGAAACTATAATCTAATTGGCTATTCGCTTGTTGTATCAACTCTTGCTCTGCATTCATAAATAAATAAAATATAAAATACTTTTAAAACCAACGAAATTACTCGATGGCTTTTTTTAGGTCTGCTAGTTCTTTTTCTGCTGGTTTAACTCTTGTTTCTAGAAACTCTTTTTGACTTCTAAGGTTTTTTACCTTGTTTATTTTTTCTAGATGATTGTTAAGTACTAACATTTTTTGTTTGAATACCTTTGTTCCTTTGCCTATTTGTTTACTACAAGCTTCGACTATTTTATCGTCTAAGTCGATTGTGTCGCCTAATGTTTTCAATTGCTTGTCGATTTGTTCTAATTGACCTTTTCCTTGTTCTAGGTCGTTTTCTAAGAACTTTACTAAGACTGGAATCTTATCTGGATTAATTTTTTGAATCTGTGTTCCGTTAGCTGTTCCTACTAATTCAGATTTACCGTCTATTGGTAAATTTATTTCATCGCTATGCGTAACTGTGACTTCCAGATGATCTTTCATCATTCTAAATCTTTTTTCCATTTTTATCCTCCTTTGATTTATTTAGATTGCTATAACTTACCCATGCTTTTTTTTGAAATACTTTTTTTTCTGCTGGACTCATATCACTCCATCCAAGTATTGAACCTACTTTTTGAACTCTAAA